TAAATATTCCATCTGCTAATACAGCATCTCTAAAGTTACGTGTATCAGTTGCATACTTTAATTCATCAATACTTGGAACCATTCTATAGACCCATTTAGTTCTGTCTTCAGTTTCAGTTTGAATATAAATTTGTCCATTTGCTGTAGCAAGGAAAGGAGAAGCACAATCAAATGTAATTGTAAAGTTTGGATTATGATACTTACGAACTGCTCTTTGTATATCTGTTAGTAGTGTAGCCCATTCTAATTTACTTGTGCCTAAGAAGTGCATAAAGTCGTGTAAACCTTTTTCAAGTAATCCGTCAAAACGTAATGCAACAATACGTTTCAGAACTAAGTGTATATCACACATGTTCTGGCCACCCATTGACCAACCATTAAAGTGATCTGTATAATGCTTAGGATCACAATAGTCTTTCATTTGTTGATACCAATCTTCTGCATCAGTATGATTTTCACCTTGTAGTACATTTAAGAATTTACAATTACCATTTCGATTATCCATAAAGTAATCGTTGTTTATGCGAGTAGCATTTACTGCCTCTTGATATGTGCTTATGCCTGTTGCTTTTACACCTGCAGGTGAACGTGCCACCCAAGCAGGAATATCAAGTATCATTCCGTAATCCATATAAGCGTCCATCCAAGCAAGTACTTGTTCACGTTTCTTTTGTGCTTTAGGGCAATTAGGATCTTTCCAATCACCTTCCCACACACCTTTACCAATCTGAAAACCACCACTGTCACCTAGCAACCAACTATTTTCTCTATCACGTTCCCTAACCATTAATTCTTTAGGAGCATCTTTATTGATGTCTAGTTCAGCATGTCCAGCTGAGTATAAACTCCAATGGTAGTTAAACAATCCGTCTTTTTTGTTTAACCAATTGATACTTTCCATATTAGGATAAGGAATACGACTTTCTTCAACATATTCTTCGCGTCTTTGCTTACCTACAAATGTTGCATAAAATCCGCTTAATGCTGGAAGAAAGATTGCATAGTCTTTTTGTGCTTCTGTTAGATTAGTATTCAATTAAATGTCCGTCCTTACAATGTGTTTTCTTAAAGCTCTAACAAGTTCTTCAATTTTGTCTACTACAGATATCATATCTTTGTCTGTAATATACTTTTGTTTTTCTCTCAACTTGTCATACTCCTTAAGAGGTATAGTTACTGTACTATTTTCATTTTCAAATGTTTTGTCATCGTCATTAATATCAACACTTGTCATAAAACTCCTATTTAGATTGTGCTGGCAAAATATAGTTGTATGTTCCCATGCCACTATCAACTGTAATTTGCATTGCGCCTTGATCGCTCAAGCTCATTGTTGCTTGTCCGTCCAAGTTTAAGATTGCTTGTACTTGTGCTACAGGATATGTCCATGCATGTTTTAATGTACCTTCAACACCTGTTTGAAATACAAACTTACCTGCGTGTGTATTTGCATCACCAAAGTAAAACATTACATCAGTTACACCACCAGTTTCTTCAACTTTAATTGTAAAAGTTGTTTCTTCTGAATGTGCCGCACTTTGTAGTTTCATTCTAGTAATTGCCGCTAATGATGGCGTAAACGATACGTCCCATGTTGCACCTTTAAACTTAACACTTTTAAGTTTTTCGTTAATAATTTCCGTTGACATAAATCTAAAGTCATTCTGGAAATCACCTGCTTCATTTTCAAAATGAATACCTGTTGGAATAGTTGCACCATTACGTTCTGCTTCAGTAATAGTAAGTTTGCTATTCTTTTGATACTCTGGATTTTTCAAATGCAAAGCAAGTTTATCTAAGTTAGGCATACCAAAAATGTTTGCACCAAACTCAGCTACTTTCTCTTTTGTATTTGCTGACAGGATCACACTGCGATCTTCTGCCATTGATTCGACTGTAGTACCAGCATCATCACCCGTTACTTTTACTAAGCTCAAAAAGCCTAAAGAGTGTGTTTTTGCTACTACGTCTTGTAAAATATCTTTCATAATACTTCTCCTATGTTCCTTTTATTATACGACATTTTGTTGATAAAGTCAACAACTTTTTACTCTATTTCTGAGATCACTGCTTGAAAAACGGTGTTCTCTTTTGTTAAAAAACAACTCAATTCCTCGTTTGGCACATATAGCCCTACCAGTAAATGTTTTGTTTTTGTATTCTTCACCTAAAATCCTAACATCAATATGAAGCATGTTTAGAATGTCTTCTAAATCTTTTTCTGTTTGATATGGAATTATTTCGTCAACGTACCTGACTGCATTAAGCTGAGTATATCTTTCTACAATAGTTTGTACGGGTGAGTTCTTGTCTTTGCGATCAAGGCTTGGGTCTACTTGTAGTCCACATATTAAATAGTCGCATTGTTCTTTTGCATCTCTTAACATCTGAATGTGTCCTGCGTGTAGCAGATCAAATGTACTACATGTAAAGCCTATTTTCATTTCTTGAAGCCTTGTTCTTTTAAAAATCCATCTACTGTGTATTTAGGTCTGAAGCCTAACTTATCCATTAAATGTGTATTTGCCTGTGTTTTTGTTCGTTCGCCAATAGTATTTAACTTCACAGGCAAGTCAGGTCTTATATCTTGGATCCTTACACAATGACCTGTACCAATATCCACATTACCTGTAATGTCTTTGTCCATTAATAAGATTATACCATCAGTTAGATCTTCTAAATGAATAAAATCTCTTTGATGATTTGTTGTATATTCTAGTGTGCCGTTAAGTAATTTATCAAAGAACATTTTAGCTCTTGGACTTTCACTATACACTGTATGAAAACGCATAAACAAAACATTAGGGTGTGGAATGTTTTCGATTATATTCTTGCTTGCGGCATATGGATTCAAGTGTGGTTCGTATTGAGAACTTGAACCTGCTACAAGCACTCTTACATTTTTATAATTGTCTAGTATTCTTTTTGTACCTTCTACATTTGTATTCCAGTATTTTGCCGGATCTGCAAGACTTTCTCTTACACCTCCGATACCTGCTAAGTGGATAACAAAATCAACTTTAGGCAATGGTGCTGTTAGGATGTCGGTACCTTCTTTTATATCTATACCAACTACTTCGTGTCCGTCTACTACTAATTTTTCATATAGTCTGGAACCGATAAATCCTAAATGACCTGTTAACAGTATTTTCATTTATCTTTCCTTATCTCTTTGTTGCTTTGTACAGCAGTTTGTAATGTAGGTAGTGTAGCGCCAAGAACGTTTGCAGAGTACAGTAATGCTTCCGTATCTTTCGGAAAACATGCTCCACCAAAACCTTTGTCGCCGTCTGGACCAGGAACATGCATATGACTATGTGTAATCCTTTCGTCCATTCCTACCAATGCCTTAACTTGGTTATAATCTATGCCTGCTGTTTTACATAAATTAAATACTTCATTAAAGAAAGCAACTTTAGTTGCTAAAAAACTATTTCTTAAATATTTTGTAAAAATTAATTCTTCTACTGTAGCATATATTGGATCAAAACCTTTACATAAAATAAACACATCGTTCCAAAATTCTACATTGCCTCCACCAAACAACATTTTGGTTTGATTCTTAAAATCTTGATTAGCATTTGCCGCAGTCAAAAATTCAGGACTAAATGTTATTTCTTTTCCTTGCGGTAATAAATCTTTACGCCAACCTTCTAAACTTATTGTACTTTTTATTAGTATAGGTTTATCTTTTGGACATGCTTTAATAACTGTTTCAACAATAGTCATATTACATGCTCCTGTAACTGTTGCTGGTGTCGGAACACAAACAATATAACCGTCGCTGTCATTATCAATAATGTTATCGTTAAATTCAGGATCAACAATTTTTACTTCGTGGTAGTCTTTGAGTACTTCGTATACAGCTTTACCGACAAACCCGTACCCAATTAAAGTTAGTTTCATTTAGTCTCCTTTTTTGATTGCAATTTAGGATGGGGTGTTTTATCGTTATAGATATCACCAGCTAATGCTTGTACTTGTTCTACAAGATATGTAACCTTATCGACATCATATTCTTTGTCGTGGCTTTTATATTTTTCTCTATGTGCTTGTACGGCAAGTCCATGCATAGCACTAACTTTGTCCATTAGTTGTTGTATTGTGTGTTGCATCTTTCCTCCTTTTACTCTCCAAATTCAAATAGACTACCAAATGTTGTATTTTGTTTTGTATCTTCTAATGGATAGTCTAGAACACCAATCAAGTTGTCTAGTTTGTTGTCAATAATAGTTTCTGCCATTGCCGCATCATCAAATGGCAACTCTTTAAACCAATCTGGAATACGCAATTCATCTGTTGGATACGCAACGCTTGTGTAACCTAATGGATTTTGTTTTAGTTTGCAAACAATAACTTTCATACCATCTACAATCTCTTGCGAGTACTTGTCACCGTTCATACGTTTAAGTGTATTCCAGTTGATACTTGCTCTTACGTGTCCAGGCATGTTTGCTTTGCCTTGTTTTTCTTCAAGACGTTGATAGTGTCCAATTTTGTTTGCACGTTTAGGCGAACCTTTCTCCCAACCTGGGCGATCACTAAATTCTTTACGGAATTCTGTAATACGATCTAGTACTTCTTTTTGTGGAACTTCAGTAAGCACCATTAATAGTAGTTCGCTTAGAAACTGTTGCATGAACACAGGAGTATCTGACCTACGCAAGTCCAAGCCCATTGCTTTAACCTTGCCTGGACTGTCTTCCGAGTCACTTCTAAATCCTTCAATATCATATACAAGTGCCGCATAACGTTTCTTAGTGATATACAAGCCTGATTGTGCTACAATTTCTCTACCTGCCGCAATTACATCACTACGTGACTTAGGACAATGAAATGCATTATACATAAACTTCTCAAATGTTTCATTTGCCGCTTCACAAACTTGATCATATAGTGTAATTACATTGTCTTTTGACCAAGGAATCTCGCCTTTATCAATTTGATCTCTTAGTGTCGGATAAGCACTAAAGTAAACAGAGTCTGTATCTCCATAAATTACTGATTCGCCTACATGATCATATGTGCCTGTAATTACTTTGTTAACTTCAGCACTCATATGCTTAACAATAGTCCGACCTGATAGTGTAGTTGACTGTCCGATACGTTTATCAAAAAATCTACAGCCCGGATTAAGTATAGCACCATATAAACTGTTCAAGTTAATCTTCTTAACAAGCTGACGCTTATCCCAATACTCTATTTCAGTCTTGTTATCAGCATCTTTTGCTTTCTTTAGCATTCCTTGTAATTCTTTACGTTCACTATACCAACGTTTAAGTAATCCTGGTATAACACCTTCGTGTTCTGTAGTAAAGATTGTACCATTAGAACTAAGCATCCAAGGCTTATTACTATCAAAAATTACTTTGTATATTTCTGCACCGCTTAGAACATCACTTTGTCCGTTTTCCCAATCAACAGTAAGTGGAACATCACGTTTTTGTTCCATAACTGCTTCATATTCTTCTGTCGAAAAACGTCCTTCCCAGCTACCTGCAAATGATTTCTTCTTAAGGCCCATATCTTCTTGAACACGGCTTTCACTTATTTCAGGACGTATTTGTCCTATAATAGTTGCAGGATCCATATTCAATGCACGAATAACACTTGGATACAGACTGTTCAAGTCCATAGAGCCAATCCATTTGTGCAAGCCTTTTTTCGGAAACGCAACATATGCACCTGCGGCTTGTGTGTTTTCTTCGTCACGATGTGGACGATTAGGTACTTGCATACCACGTCTATGTGCTTCGTTTACAATCGCTTGCTCTGTAACTGCAACAGCACCCATAGTGGTCTGTAGCAAAACAGTATTTGCATGAGCTAGTTCATTACTTAGATCAATAAATCTTAGTTTTTTGTCCAGCTTGTCCAGTAGTGCGGTATCTTGTATGTTGTATTCAATGAACTTTCTAAAGTCATTGTTGTACAGTTGATCCAAAGTTCCTTCATATGGAACTTTATTCTCTCCAACTTCGATTTCGCCAATGGCATCAAGTCTATATGTGTGTCTTTCTTCATATGTATATTTACGATAAAGTTCTAAACTATCTAGATGTACTCTACCTATTAGGTCAAAGGTTACAGCTGATTTACCATACTTCTCATATTCACGTTTCTTAGGAAGTTGTCCCCATAAACAAAAACGCCTTGTATCATCTTTGCTTAATACACGGCTAGTTCTGTTTACAGTATACGGAATATCATAACCTTCACTGTTCCAACCTGACAAAATATCAGCATCTTCAATCAGTGTTAAGAAAGTGTCAATCATTTCACTTTCTTTTTCAAACAACATTACGTTGTCAATACCTTCTAGTTCTGCTTTTGCTTCGGACATTGTAAGAGTCTTAGGAGGAACTGCTAAACAGATCATTGTTTCCATCCACTGCAAGTATACACTAATACTTGTAATAGGCATAAACGGATCTGCCGGATCAGCAAAGCCACGCTCTGGATCAAAGTCAGTCTCAATATCAAAAAATGCAATGTTTAGTTTAGGAGCATCTTGATTAAGATAGTTTTCACTTAGGCATTGGAAGATAGGATTGATATCGCTTTCAAACATCTTCTTACCTTTGTTTATTGCAAGTTCTTTACGAAACTCTTTTGTATTTTTACATACAATTCTGCTTATAGGATCACCATAGATACTTTTGTGTTTGCCTTTTGGATCTTCATAGTAAAATGTATATTTGATAGGATACTCAGTATACTTTCTTTTGCCGTCTTTGCGTTCTACAACACGGACAATATCGCTATCTCTATCAAATAATGCGTCTACGTAACTCAATTAATTCTCCCTATACGTAATGTCGTTAATGTTTCCTGCTAAAATATATCTTGTTGTGTTTACAGGATATACTTTATGATGTATGGTACTAGGAAACATAACTACCATATCATTATATACTGGTAAGTTGACTTCGTCAACCGGAAAGATTTCATTTTTGGATTGTTGCATTTCAACAAACGTAAGCGGATTATTACTTTCTCCAACATCTAAGTAATATACCCAACTACAACGACTTAATGTACCATGCTCATGTTGTGGACAACCTTGTCCAGGCAAGCTCTCTTGAAACCATACTTCTGCATCAATATCTAAGTTACTAGTATCAGGCCATACTTGATCAGTTATAAACTTAGGACCTCGAGGACCTACAACATTATGGCAATACCATAAATGTATTTGATCTAATAAAGGATTAAGTATATCATGATCAAGATGTATGTCATGCTCAGTCTTCCAAGACTCATTAGTAGGCTGACTCTCACCTTTTAATTTAAGAAAATATTCAACAATAGATTGTCTAGATTGTTTGCTTACCCCTAATGGACCGTGCCGAATAGCAGTGGGGTGCGAGATGTATAGTGTACTACAACTTAACTTCATATTTTCCTACGTTGCTTGTGGCCAACTTAACCTTCTACATGCCTAGCTATTGCTATTGGCGTTATTATTATTTATTAAAACAGTAAACCCGCAACATAAATTACGGTTAGTCCTGAATTTAATACTACTAAACTTCTTTCTTTCCACAAAAGACCTATTAATACCCACAATGTATTACTACCAATAAAGGCGTAGATATACCAAGGGTATATATTAAAAGCGGCCATTGTAGCGGCAACTAGTAGACATGCCGTACTAAACCATGCTAATGGTTGATAAGGTTTTACCACCATGATGCGGCAACTCCATAACCAAATACATTAACACATACAAACCAACCTGTTAACAACATAACCCATGCCGCACCTCTACGCATTGAAGCATAGCATTGTGTTATACTTCCTACAAAAAATGCAGGATATACTATTAACATGTTAGGATCTTTAGCAGTTAGTGCCAAAGTCAAACTAGCACCTACAGTAAAGATGAAACTGACAAGTTCAAATGCAAATGCAATCTTGTCACTCTTATAACTATTAATCCAAAAGTCTTTTACCTTTTGCATTACGGTTTATCTTTTCCAACTGTAACAACAAGTGTTTCTAAGTCGTCAAACTCATCAGCAACCTTTTCCCAATCGCCTTTGTGTGCAACTTTAATTGCCTTGTTAATAAGAGCTGGTTTGATATCCAATTCTTCTGCTATTGCTTTAACAGTTTCTTTAAGACCTGTGCTTAGATCTTCAATTTCACGTAACACTGTAGCACCTTCGTTAACCAAACGTTCTAGTTTAGCCTTCTCGTCGCCACCGTATACTCTATCACTCATAAGATTCTCCTTTAGTTTAAGTTAAATTATACATTATTTTAGGGTGTTTGTCAAGCGTTATTTTTACCAATTATCTTGGCGGACAAATCTCAAAACCGTTGATTTGTTTCTTGTATTCATCTGCATAGCCAATGTATATGTACTTAACGCCTTTGGCTTTATAGTATGCACATTCGTGGCGTAGACTCTTTAAACCTAAAAATAAATTAGGATTTTTATAATTCCAAGCAAATTGTATTGCTTCTACATTATGTTTATTGAAGTTATGATAAAAACTAAATGCAACAAGTTTTTTATTACTGTAATATCCAATTATGTCACTTCTTGGAGCACATAAGTCTTCATTAAACAAAGGCATTACACTTTCAAATTGTTTGTACTTACAATATTGATCGTATATTACTTGTAATTCTTCTACTGGAGGATTTTCAAACAGTACAGCTGATTTAGACATCCTATAGTTTGTTTTAGATAAATTTATTCTAGCATATATGTCGCTCACCGATCCTGCACCTCTTTCTTATATTCCTTCGCCCAATTCTTGTAATAGTTTTTCTTTTCTAACCAAGCTCTTGCTGTATTTAACTTTTCTTTTTCTTGTATAAGAACTAATCCGTAAGTGCCGTGGTTCAATTTTATTCCTTCTACAACTTCAGGATCATCTGGGTGATCCTCGAGTGCAACAAATCCACGTTCATCTAACATAGATTTAGTATCGTCTATAATTTTACTTAATTCTTCTGGAGTAATACGACTTGGATTAAAACCTAATACAACTACTTCTTTACCTTTAGGCCAGTGATATGTGTAATTTTCTATTTCGGCACTGATCCAAAGTTTTATTTCAAATGTATTATCAAGCCAATGTGTTAGAACAGATTTATCTAACCAAGCCTTCTTTGCATAAGGACATGGAGGTAGGTTGTTAAAAATTTTTGATGGTTTGCTTAAAAAGTTTTGTATCCAATCATCTATGGATGATTCGAAGGTCTGCATTACTACATCTTAACGCAGTTGTCTACAGTCTTGCCGCCTTTTTTCTTAGTACCCATACGTTTGTAGCCCTTCCAGCATACTTTACCGTCAACACCCTTTTGCTTTTCTTCTGGTAGTGTTGTGTAACTTGGGTTACCGCAGTCTGAACATAGACCTTTTGCTTCGTCTAGTTTTGATTGCAAATAATCTACATAAGATTCTTCATTAGATTTTCTAGGTTGTGTTTTATCTTTGTATTCATATCTCTTGTCACCAGCTCTCCAACGTTGATATGCAGGCGTATTAGCTTTTTCGTCTGCTTTACTAATCTGCATTTTTTCTGCTGGCTTTTTATCTTCTTCTTTAATTTTACCATATGTTATACACGGGTCTTCCCCACAACCACAGTTTTTCTTTTTACCTTCCTCAACTTTTTTAGTCTTTGGATTGTCGTGGCTCCAACCTTTTTTTGCTAGATCTTTATGTTCTTTATCTGTATTAGCTTTTTTAGATTTGCCATCTTTATACATTGTGTGTGGTTCAAACTTATCATCTTTTTTTGACTCAGATACTTCGTCAAATTTCATTTCATAATCCATATGATGATAAACACTGCTTAAATAATCTGCGGCTTTAGTGATCTTAGATTGTACCCAACCTTCAAGTCCTTCACGTTCTTCAACACCTTTTAACATTTCATGCATTTTGATTGCATATTTTGCAACCTTGTATAATTCTGCACGTGCCATTTGAACTTCGTGATCTGATTCGACTTTGAAAGCCATATCAGCTAAACCGTTTTCTTTTAAGTCTTTTTCTCTCATCATATTATCCTTATAGTGTATTTATCTTTTAATAGTCTTGCCACCCATTAAACTGTTACTAATGTCTAAAGCGTTTTTTGCTGTTCCATCTGGGTTTTTCTTTTGCGGCGCTTTTGGAACACCATTTTTATCACGTTTTCTGTGACCATATGCTTGTTTTGGGTTAGCAACAGATGCTATATTCCCTGCACTTGTAGCACCTGCTGTAGCAGTTTCGCCTATAGTTCCTAATGAATTAAACTCCATAGGAACTTCTGAAGTACCAACTATATTTTGATACATCTGTAGTAGCTCTTTCGTGGGTCCTTGATCTGATAAACGTTTGTTAAATTCTGTTGCCGCATTATCAGCAACTTCGTCGCCATGTTTATTTGCTAGTTTATTATATATCTGTGCACCTGGATCAGTAGTGTCCCATTTAGCAGTTTTACTAGGGTTTAATAAAAGTTCTGCTACAGCCCAGCCTAATGTAGGAAGCATAGCCATCAATGCTGGCGCCAACTCATTGACTGGTTTTTTAATATTATTTGTAAGTTCTCGTATTAACATGCTAATATTTACCTTTTTTACTTGTTGACTGACACGCCTGTCTTGCTATTTGCTGATATCTTGGTATCAGGACTCATTTGATAGTCTATTGTGTAACCTTTATCCTTATCAATACTTACGCCCATGTCTCCGGAACTTACAGAAGTACGATCACCACTTATAAGTTTACCGCTCATGTCATACGTTGCTTTTTGATCTATGCTTGCTCCACTATTTTGTCCTGTAAAGTCTACTGTTACAGTTTTCTTTGCAATATCGTGTGTTTGCTGTAGACCTTTTATTTTAGGTGTTTCGTATTTTAATAGCTTGCCATCTGGTGAAAATGTATATGTACCTGCTCCACTTGATACAGTACGGTTACTGTTTTTATCTGTTTGTGTGCTTGTACCATTGTCGTTTGTGCCGTCTGGAGTATCAGCACCTGGTGCTGGTGGAGGAGTTGGCATTTTTATTATGTCTATATTCTTAGGAGCCATTTGTCCAGGGCCTATATCATTACCTGTGTCCATTGTAGCACTCATTGTTGTCATTGAATTAAGTTTATCTAATGGAGTATCTATTTTTGCCATGTCTCCTGCTTGAACTGCTCCGGCAATAGTTCCTAATAGTGTTGCTACTAACACAAGATTTTTTCCTGTCTTAGGAATTTTTTTAAGCATTGGCTTTACTTTTCCTAATAAATTTTTAGGAAGTTTTTTTAAACTATCTGCTATGCCTTCTTGTAATTGTTGAGGAGTACTTTCATTCAAAATTTGTAAAAATTCTTTTTCAGTATATAAAGATTCTGATTTCTTTTTACCTGACTTCATATTAGCACACCAGTGATACATTTTTGCACGTTCACCTGATGCTTTTTTTGCTTTTGATCTTAAACTTGTTACTGATCCGTTACAACTAGCACCCGATTTCTTTACTCTACCTGGACGGCTTTTGCCTTTTTTCTTTCCATCAGCAAAGTTTTCCTTCATCATTCCTAAAACAAATTCAAGAGTGTAAGGAAGTTTAGCAACACTAATCGATTCCATTTGTAATAATTTAACTACATCATATCTATGATGTCCATTGATAATTCTATTTGTATTATCAACTACTATAGGTGTATATTCTCCACCTGCAATTTTCTTTAGTTGTTTAGTATAGTTTTCTTTAAGCCTTTCTTTTTGTACAGGTACAATACTTTCTACTTTTATACTAATAATTTTATGTGGGATATATTCTAAATGTTTTTTACGTATTTGTGGAAGTTGATTCCTTGTAAAACCTTCTGACTTTTTCTTTTTAGGTAATCCTTTATGTTTTGTAGAGGCAAACTTCTTAACATCAGACTTTTTCATATCCTTTGCAACGTCTCCTGCTTCACCACCCTTAGGCATATCACCTTTTTGCATTGCTCTAACAATACCAAAAAACTGTTGTTGTTTTTTGCTTACTGCTTTTTCTTCAACAGGCTCTGACATATGTTTTTTAATTGCTTTTGCAGTTCTTTCAAACTTATGATCTTTGTGCTTAAAGCCTTCGCCACCAGCCGCTTCCCAACTTGCAATGTTTTTGCCAAAATCGTCAATTAGTATGTTTGGTGTTCCGTCTTGATTCGTTGCAAACTTTGCTTTATCATGTGTAATGATAACATTCTCTGGAGGAAAGAAGTCTAAATTCTTTTTAATCCATTCACGCTTGTGTGGTTCTGAATTAGGGTCATTTGGTAAAGGGCTACTTAAAATAGTATAGCTACCTTTTACTTTTTTAATTACACCTAGTAAGTTTTTTGCTTGTGGTAGCAAAGGAAGGTTCAAAAAGAAATCATCTGTATCTCTAATTTTTTGTAGTTCTGGTTCAATGTCTTTGACATTACGCCAGTCTTTACCTATTAACTTTGTCCATTCTCCAAAAAAGTCTGCTAGTACGCCATCCATGTCAACAAATACTTTACTTGTACTTGCTAATTCACCCAAATTCTCTGCCATCTTAGCATAGTATAACATACTTTCATCGGTGTTGTCAACCGATTCTGCAAGGCCTAGATTGAATAATACATTGGTTTTTGAGCCTTTTACCTTCTTTGATAGTGTAGGTGGGCGTCCATCTTTGTCTACTTTGTTACCAAACTTAGCGGCTTGCTTCTTAATAGCATCTACACCAACATCTGCTGTAGTGTTGACACCTTTTACAACACGGCCACCGTGCTCTTGTAAACGCAAATAGTGTTTAAAACTGCCTCGCTTAGGGACTTTATTTTCAATGTCTCTAAAACTATGAAACTTCATTTTTTACGTCCTCTAAAACCACCACCAGTCATGTGTGGTAAACTAAACCAAAGTTTGAACCAGTCATTATCACCTGGCTTAATCTTTTTTTCTCTTTCTATCTTACGTTTTTCACTAGCAGTCTTACTAATGTTTTCTAATGTGTAAGGTGTGTATCCTTTATATTCATTGACACCTGCAAGTTCTTTTAAACGTTCAATGTCCATATTAGTCAGCCCTTCTGATTTGATATCTTATTCCTAATCTGTCAAACAATTTACCTGCCGTAGCAATGTTTGTAAGGGCTTGTTTTATTTGTGGCAAGTAATCATCGTTTTGTTCTACTTTATTCATAAACTTTTGTGCTTCGGCTGGTCTAATAAAAATTAATTTGCCACTCCATGCCGCACCTTTTCTATAAAAACTTAAAAAATGTTCTTTGCCATCAGCACGAGATGCTACCCAATCTAATACTTTAAGTTTATTAGGGTCTTGTGCCTTGATTGAGGAGTGATCTGTTTTCTTAAATAACTCAAGTTCAGCTATGTTATCTTCTTCAACAGCGTCAACACCCATTATACCTTGTAATCTTTTGAACATTTCTTCTGCGTGTGGTAACGCTTTTTGAGTGACTCCTTTTTTAAATGACTCTAAATCATTATCCACGACTGTTTGGCGCATCTTACTTGCACTCATTCCTGTTGCACCTTCAGCATCAGGATCACGATTTAATTGTACGTAATTTATTTTATCGAAGTTATAATTGTGTAATTCTTTTTCAACACCGTTGTATTGTTGTAATATTTTTAGTAATTTAGGTTCACCTTCTAAGAAAGTTACTTCGGTGTAACCCATTTTAAATAATCTGTCAGCGGCAGTTAATACTGTTTTAGCTAATCCTATACTTACGCCATCAAAGCTCTTACGTGCCCAGTCTAGTTTTTCGTCTGGCGATAAAGGATCTGTAGGTAATTTACTTGCTCTATCAGTTAAAAATAAAAAAGAATCGCCTGGAGCTTTTTTAATAGCGTCTACAAGTAATGCATGTCCATTTGTTGCTGGGTTCAGTCTGCCAAGTGCAAAAGAGGCAACTTTACCTTCAGCTTCATATAGTTGTCTTAGTAGCATCTGGTAATTCTTCCTTTGGATTTCTTTCGTGATCTAAGACCTTGTGTGCAAGATCTGATTTTTCGGAATTGTTCATTAACTCCTTAGGATGTTTATTGATATCATATTTTAAACAATAATGATTTAAGCATTTATCAATCATAGGCATAATATGGCCTTGAATTACTTTTTCATTAGTTTCACTTCTCATTTTATCCATACATGGTAGATAATGTTTACGATAAAATCCTTCATCATTCAGCATATGAAAATGCACATCGTCAATAACATTAAAAGGCATTGAATCTTGTATTGGGTTATTAAATATTTCTTTTAAAAGCATCTTACCACTTCCTACATGACCAGTAACGTGCCTTTGTTCTTGGTCCAGGATTATCACAATTATGTCTAGCCCGGAAAGAACGTCTACGTGCAGGGTTTGATTTCTTGATACTCATTGATTTGCCTTTTACACTTGAGCCGCCATGTCCAAAGTTTACTTTTTTAATGTTTTTAGTTTTTGGATCTCTAACATATACCTTGAACTTCTTAACATCACCTTGCATTGGCTTGCCAAGTTTAACTTTACGTCCTTGATACTCTGCTTCATCTATAGGATCATCGTCATCGTTGTACCACATCTCACCGTATGCTTCGTAAAATGCATCATCGTCATCATATGTTTCGTCAATACTTGCACCAGCAAGTTCTTTCATTCTATCAAGTTCTTGTGTGCCTTCATCGACACCAAAACCTACAATGTCATCGCCTAAGATCTTTGCCGCTTCTTTACAGTTGTCTTCATCAATTGCTGATACACCCATAATTTTTCTAAATTCATTTTCCATAGCATTTGTGATAGGCAACATTTTTGCAAATTTTTCATCATCATTAAAAAGTTCATCTTCGGCTTCGCTTCTGTCGCCACCAAGCATTTGTACTGCTTTTTCAAGTTCGTTGTCTTCAACACCGTCTGTTAAAATGCCTGAGTCTATATAACCTCTTAACATTCCTGCTGGTAGTTCGTCACCGTTGTTTCCTCGATACTTGCTGTATTTGTTATACCAAGCCTCTAATGCTGACTTGTCTGCTTCATTGACATTTTCGTCACCTGGTGAATATGCTTCTTTTGTCTTTTCAGCTTTACTGTATTTGTCTTTCAAACGTCCTAGTTCTTCTTGACTTGCACCTTCGCGTCCTGCTTTAGCGGCTTTTTTCATATATTCTTTACCGTGCTTTTTAACACCAGTATAATATTGCAAGCCTGATTCGCTTGTTTCAGCTTCTTTAAGGTAATCTATAAATGTCTTTGTCATGTGTCAACACCCTTTATATTATAATTTAAAGTATTTATCAATATTAGTCAAGCTCTATGGGTGCAGTGGACTAAATAGAAACCAAAAAGGAACGGCTATGTTGAAGCATAAACACATGATAATTAGAGCTGAAGTAAGCAATCCACCACAATGCGAGCAAACTATAGTCGATTGGGCTGGTAATTTAATAAGAGATATAGACATGAAAATAATGATGGGGCCGTACGCCAAGTATTGTGAAATGCCAGGCAATAGAGGGTTTACTTGTGTTACTATTATTGAAACAAGTCACATAGCAATACATGTTTGGGACGAAGTAAAGCCTGCATTAGTACAACTAGATGTATATACGTGTGGTGAATTAGATAAACGTAAAGTATTTGATGCACTAGAACGCTGGGATCCAGTTAAAATTGAATACAAATATTTAGATAGAGAAAAAGAACTTACTTTAGTTGACTTTCATTCTTAATTTAGAACGTGGTCCTTCTTTCATACTAGAACTCACAGCAACTTCAACTTGGCCTGTTGCCATTTCTCTGTTTGGCCATGTAATAACTGAATTCATTGCGTTTGCATCTGATATGTTTTGTGGTGCCATTTTGTTAGATAATTTAATAAAATTTTGTTGCAGTGTTTCACGTACTACAGGAGCAAAGTTAGGTAATGCATTATCTTTGTTTACTACTTTAGAAGTAAGTGCCTCAAAAGCATAGAATATATTTTTGTATTTTTGTACAGGATTGTCTTTATCTTCTAAAAATTTAGCAAAGTTGTTAACTTTGAGTTTATCTAAAATAGTATCTAAGTATTTAGGAAATGTCTTGCCAGCAATAGCTTCGCTAATTTCAGACTCTGTGATTTCTCTGTCCATATATAGTCTAAAACCTTGTGCCTCCATTTTGTAAAAGAAGTTTGCATTTAGAAATGCACTATTTTTTGTAGTTGTTTTATCTTGTAATTCTAAAAATGCCACTGCTCTTGGATTCTTTTCTTTAAGTTCTTTCGGTACTTCGAATTGTCCCATACTAAAGGCCGCACCTTTTCCTGATTTACCACCTTTTACAGAAATCCAAATTTTATTTCCTGATACAGGATTTTCAAAGCCTGCTACTGCTCCTTCTGCATCTGCTAATCTTGCATTTTTTGCAGTTGGGAATACCATCTTCATTTGATCGAAACTGGTTAAACCAACATGGTCAAAGAATGCTTGTTCAACATCGCCTGTAAATGTTGCCATTCCTTTAAGCATCATAAGCGGACCAAGATATTCACCTGCATCATCTCTAAACGCGGCAAATTCACCTGAGCTTAATTCACTTAGATCAAAAGTATTATCTTTATTCGCAATTTGTGTAGCCGCATCGATAACCTTTCGTCCAATTTCAGTTGCTTGTAATTTTTGATTACCTTTTATTGCTTGGAGTAAAGATTCCGCAGTATATTCTGCACCACCTGCATCAATACCAATATCTGCTGGTTTTAAACTTGCGGCTTCTTTTCCGCCTGCTACAAATTTACTGCCTCCAAATTCTGCACCTTTAATTAAAGGCGATACACTATTTTTTGTATTGATAGGTATTGGAGTTTGTTCAGTATCTTTTACATCGTATCCATATAATGTAAACGGAACTGTTTTATTTTTGCCAGCCGCCCAAGTTGTAAATACTTTTACATTGTCATACTCTGTAGGTGGATCAGATTGTAATGCAATCTTAGGTGGAATTATAATTTCTTTGCCATCTTTTGTTTTAAAAGGAGTTGGGTTGTTAATAAAATTTAAAAATGTTTCTTTACGATCAGGTTTTCTATCCTTCATAAGCTCGTCACCTGTTAGATAAGGGGACGCCTCAGTCAGTTGACTTCTAAATTGGAAATAACGCATTAAACACTAACCTCAATATCAAAATTATCATACCCTAGATCAAAAAGTTTGTTTGCTACATTGTTTGCAACTTCATCTGATTCTTCTTCATCTAGTTGAACGTGTGTTTCAACTGTAAGAACAGTTTGTCCTGATTGTGATTCTGTCAAACTATAATTAGTTTCACTTTCCATTAATGCAGTAGATGCACTTGTTGCAACTTCTGATACAACAATATCGTCAATTTCTTCTTTGTTATCAAAAATAATGTTAATAAAGTTTTCCATATTACTTCCTAATGATTAAGTCTAACACTATTTACAGTACCATCTGTGTAAACTAGTTTTGCTCTAATGAAAACAAAGTTACCTGTAAAGTTAACATATTTGACTTCTGTTTGATTAGCAACGGTTATAGTATCTACGTCAAACCAGTCAGCATCTGCTGGTGTAGTTGCTAATGTTGCTTGTATAGTGATCGAACCTGTAAGACCTACGTAATCATACTGTACAGTATGAACACCATCTGATCTTCCATAATATCCGTCACCCTTAAAGTTACTTCCGGTTACAGTTTCAGTCGTACTGTCTCCTGGATGTGTGTTGGCTGATAAAATTATTTCGCTTGTACTGGGCATAATACTATTTATGCAAATCCTTTTGTGAAACATATTTTATAATACGTCGGATTTGTCCTCCTAAAGCTATTTTTGCTAACATTAGATATCGTTCATTTTTAGCATAAAAGTAAAAACCTTCGGCAAAATGGTTGTTACGTACAACACGTTTTGCAACATTGCCTATTCTAAATCCGTCTGGATTGTTTTCACAATAGTCTGCAAAATTAGGATCAACTTTCTTCCCTAATATTGCTTTGAATTCCCATTCAACGTCACCGTCAATTATTTTAGTGTTTGCATTATCTATAAGATAGTTGAAAATTTCATCATTTTCAGGTTCATGCCATTGTACTGCACTGACTTGTGTTTGCAATTTATGTAACCAATCTGGTTCGTTTGAATACATATCTAAGTTGTATCCTTCGCAACGCACCATAGCATTACTTTTATTTTTTTCTAGTGCATTGTACACAACGCAGGCATCCATAAATGTTTCTAAATCAATAGTCATATTTTTCCTACGTGCTAAATGGTTAAAAGGACATGATATAGGCAACTCTGACTCTGCTTCTCTTTGCATAGCATCTAGTTTTGATTTAACATATCCTAGATTCAATCCGCGAAACATAGATGCAATAGTGCTCTTTACACGTAGCTTGTATAGATACTTGTTATAAAATAACTTAGTTGTGTAATACTTTTGTAACATCTTTTACCTTTTCAGTAATAGGTTTTAGATGCAATTTATTGTCAGCAACATCAATTTTTAAAGTACCACCGTCTTTTAGATCGCCGAATAAAAGCATCTTACTTAGGGGTCGTTTAATTTGTTTGTCGATATATCTGTGCATAGGTCTTGCACCCATCTTATCATCAAAACCATTTTCTACAAGATGGTCTAATGCATCGTCACTAATTTCGCAAACTACATTTTTATCATCAAGCATGTTTTTAAGTTCAAGCAAGAACTTACCAACAATTTTTAGCATAATAGGTTTTTCAAGTTTACCAAACGTAACTACACCATCAAGTCTATTTCTAAATTCTGGAGCAAAGAAACGTTTAAATTCTTCGTCACCATAATCACCAGCTAAATCTTGACTAAATCCTATAGTGTTTTTCTCAGCTTGTTCTGCACCTAAGTTAGTTGTAAGGATTAAGATACAATTACGTGCATCTGCTTCTTTACCGTCACTTCCGGTAATCTTACCATTGTCCATAATTTGCAATAAAATTTGTGCAATGTCTGGGTGTGCTTTTTCAATTTCATCAAGTAATAAAACACAATTAGGATGTTCTTGTAGTTGATTAATTAACTGTCCTGAATGTTCGTCGTGGCCAACATACCCTGGAGGAGAACCAATTAACTTACTTACACTATGTTTTTCTTGATATTCTGACATATCAAAACGTGCAAGGTGTATGCTTAGATTCTTTGCAAGTTGTTTAGCAAGTTCAGTCTTACCAACACCTGTTGGGCCCATGAATACAAACGATCCAATTGGTTTTTCTTCTGATTTAAGTCCTGCTTGTGCAACAAGTATCTTGTCAACAATTTCTTCAATTGCATTGTCTTGTCCATACACATTAAGTTTAAGGTTCTTGTCAAGACTTGCTAGATTATTAGTTTCTTTTTGTTGTATTTGTTCTGGAGGAAGATTTACAAACTTAGCAAGTTCAAATTTAATCTCTTCAGGACCAACAACACGATCTCCTGTAACATTGTTTACTTTAAACCGTGAACATGCTAAGTCGATTAAGTCAATTGCTTTGTCAGGTAACTTTTTATCAGTAATGTATTTTACTGAAAGTTTAACTGCTTCATCAATTGCTTCTTGTGTAATAGTAGTTGCATGGAATTCTTCGTAATACTTTTTAATACCATGTAGAATATCTGTTGTTGTTTTCTTATCAGGTTCGTCAACACTTACACGTTGGAACCTACGCATTAATGCTCTATCTTTTTCAAAATATTTTCTATATTCGTCCCAAGTAGTAGAAGCTACAACTTTAATATCACCTTTACCTAAGGCAGGTTTCAGCATATTTGCTAAATCATTAGAGCTATTGCTACCACCAGCACCAGCACCATTCATCATGTGTGCTTCGTCAATGAATACAATCGTTTTGCCTTGACGTTTGATTGCGGCCATAACTAATTTGAAACGTTCTTCAAAGTCTCCTCGGTATTTACTACCTGCCAACATAGCACCAATGTCTAAATTGTATACTGAATACTCTTCAAGGAATGTAGGAACATCTTTGTTAACAATTCTGTATGCAAGTCCTTCTGCAATAGCAGTTTTACCAACACCTGGATCACCAACTAATAGGACATTATTTTTTTGTCTACGTCCTAATGACAAGCAAATGCTTTCTAGTTCTTCTGTACGTCCAATCACAGGATCAATTTTACCATCAACAACTTCTTGGTTCAAGTTAGAAGTAAATGCTTTCAAAGCTCGTTGTGCATGTCCTTGTAATTCTTCATCTTCTACATTTGAAACAAATTCGTTGTTTATATAATTGCTGAATGCATCTTTATCTACACCTGCTTTTGTTACTTGGTAAGTTGAATATGATTTCTTTTCGTTAAGCAATGATAAAAATACATCACAAATATCAATGTGCTGACGCCCGCTAAACAATACTTGTGTAAATGCTCTATTCATAACACGTTCTACAGTTTGTGTTTTCTTAGGCTTATATTTTGTGCCTTCAGGAACTTTAATATCGTCTAGTTTAGTTTGAAGATACTGCAATAGCTCGTTTTGCAATGGTTGCACTTCAATACCAAATCCTGTCAAGATGTTAGTAAAGTTTTCTGTGCATAGCATAGCAAACAATAGATGCTCTAATGTCACATATTCGTGATTTAGTCTCTTAGCATCTTTAATTGCTTTATCAAATACAACCTGTAATTCTTCAGATGGTTCAACCATACTTTTTTATTCCTTTTCTATAACTATATTTACATTATACGTTATCATACTAATAATGTCAACTATATCTTTTACCAATTTGTTCAATTGCATTTTTATCTGCATCTGAAATACCTGTCGGTGTTTGACCAACAATTCTGACTAATATATTGCCTGGATTGCCTGATCTATTTGGTAAGCCTTTGCCTGTTATTTTTAAAACTGTTCCAGGTTGTGTTCCTCCAGGTATATTTAGGTTTACTTTAGCACCACCTGGAACACTAATATTAAGAACAGTTCCTGTAATAAGTTTTAAAACACTAATTCTCTTATTAGTAATTAAATCTAATCCGTTGATCTCATACTCATTTGTGGATTGTATTACAATTTGTACAAATAAATCTCCTGGAGGTATTTGTTTAATATCATGTTGACCCATTCCTGAGTAACGGACTTTATCACCATTTCTTACACCTACAGGTATTTTGATATCAACTGTTTGCTCCATACCATTGTTTAATCTATATGAAGCAATTACACTTTTACCAGTATATACTTCTGCAATATTAATATTACATCCTATTGTAATATCTTGATTCCGCATTTGTTGTCTTGCGCCAAACCCAAATTGACCCATTAGATCGTTTATATCAAAGCCGCCTTGGAATCCGCCTTGATTAAAATGTTGCGAGTTAAACTGAGGTTGTGGATTATCGTATTGTTGTCTTTTTTGAGGATCTTTTAATGTGCTATATGCTTCGTTAATTTGTTTGAACTTTTCGTCACTACCGCCATTACGGTCAGGGTGGTGTTGCATACTTAATTTTTTGTATGCTTTCTTAAGATCTGTTTCAGAAGCGTTTCGCTCAACACCTAGTACGTTATAGTAATCCATACTAGTACTTATTGTATCTATTTTTTAGATTTACTAGATCCGGTGTATAGTCCAAACCATGCCGCGCCTGCACCTACAACAATACTAACAAGTCCGCTTTGCTCAAAACTAGGAGCATCCAACGCCATAAACCATATTACTACTTTGTACAGTAATACAATGTAAACAGTTAAAAACATTCTTGGAAAAATTCTCCAAGCATCAATTGCTCTTGCTAGGTGTATTAATCTAGCATATGGGTTAGGTCCCATATCTTTTACACTAGTATCTACTTCTAAGTCTAGTTTAACTTTGCGTGTAGTTGAATCGCTAGTTGAAACTACTTCTGCCTGATATTCTTGTTCTTCATACTTCATAGGCTCTTTGTTTGCAACTGGTTTAGGATTAGTTGCTGGTTTATTTAAATCTTCTGGTTTTTTTCTTGGCATTATCTTTTCCCCTCAAGATGTTTGATACGCTTTTCAAGCTCATCTATTTTTGATGTTATTTTAGGATATTTTACACGCCAAGCATTCGGATCATTCTGTAACCATGTCCATCCCCAACGTATTGCTAGGTATTCTAATGTAGCATCAAACTTACTGACTGCCCATGTTGCCATTCTTGTATCTTTGAACCAGAATAAAAATCCTGCACCAAATATTGACCCAGCTAATGCTGTATAAATCCATAGACGATCGCTCGCCATTTGTTCAATCATTTCCCACATATTAATCCCTCATTCATTATATATGTATTTATGCTCAGAACTCGCATGCAACGGTGGCGCCAGGTGTAACTTCTATATTGATATTTTCGTCTATTGTAACTTTAGGATCGGGTTTAGCTTTGCAATCGATTGGCCTTGTACAACTACTTGTCAGTAGTATCAGTATCAGCAGGCTTAACAGCGTTTTCATAATATACGATAATTTCGGTTTGCTGTTCTATGTAGCGTCTTAGGTCTGCTATGTTGATTGCAAGGTTTTCGTAGTCTTTCATAGATAGCACAACATATGCTAATTCGCCATGCTCTTCTTTAAATTCTTTCACAAAGGATTCGTAGTTTTCTGCTGTAACAACATAAACTCTAGTATCTACTAAGTCAATTGGTTTCGGTCGAGCTACTGTCGGTACTGTTGTCTTCTCTATCTGTGTTACTACTTTTATCTCCGGTTCGCGGAACGTCGAGCAACCAGTTAGGAAGAGGAGTATCGCCATCACCGCCAGTAGCGGCTTCCAGCTCGCGCCATAATTTAGCTGTGGCACCATTCATCCTTCCTTCTAAATCTTCACTATCTCTAATAGCATCTTGTACAAGATCTAATTGACGTAATCTATTGCGTAAATTATCTCCGTATGCTTCTGCTTTTTGTAAGTCTTTTGTTAATTGGTCTGATAAGTTATTAAGTCTAACATTATCTTCTTTTAGTAATGCAATACTTTTTTCGCTAGTTTCTACTGCTGTTTCTAATTTTGCATTGTTTAATCTCATTATTTCCAAGTTGGATTGTAATTGTTTTACATAAAACAATCCGCCTCCGGCTGTGGCCAGAATGACAAATACTAGTGCAATTTTTAATGAACTAAACATACTTGTATTTAGCCTAGTAACTTTCCCAAAGTTTGAGGGCCTACAATACCGTCAGCAGTAAGTCCGTTTGAACTTTGCCACTCTTTAACAATACGTGCAGTACCCGGACCAAATATACCATCAGCAGGTGAAATATCAAGTTTCTCTTGTACTTCTGCTACTAGTGGACCACGTGATCCTTGCCTAATTGTTTGATTATAGTCTACTTCTGGCTCTTCGAAATCTCCACCTAATACATCCATAGCATGTAGATAGTGTTTCTTACGGTCGTCTAAACCAATTGTACCACCGTTAATTCTTTTTGTTGCTCCAACAATATCCATTGCATCACAATACTTGTTTAAGCCGTTACTATCCCAGAACCAACATGCTGAATCTAGTGCGCCTTTCTTTGTGCGTACATAATCAACTGCTACTTCTGGAGTCATGTCCATTTCTTCTGCAAACTTTGTATAATTATATCTTCCAGTTAACTGAAGTATGCCACCACCGCGAAAGCGCCAGCCGTCACCACTATCAGTATCGCCGTTGTCCATACGTGAAGCGTAAATAACGTTTGCGATTTTTTCTGGTTGTCTATGATATTCATTAGCATCTCTATTTGCTCTTCTAAAATATTTAGGAAAAATTGTATTCAGTGCTTTGGCGCTGTAGTTTAAGTTTTCACTCAGTACTCTAAAGCCGCCGGATTCGTGTCCACACTGTGCTACAAACATTGCTACACGTTCTGCTGTGTTTACTTCCCATAAAGGAAGAATTTCACACATTGCTTCATACCAATCTTTCCAGTCTTCTCTATGAATAAGCTCTTCTGCCATCCATTCTTCGAAATCAAATTTAAAGTGTTCTTTAGCCATTATCTGTATCCTTTATTTGGCATGCCATACATCGACATTGCTCACATACTTTGATATTTATAGTTTGATTATCACCGTCTTTATGATCTTTGAATAAACTTGTTCCACAATGTGATTCGTGTCCGCAATTTTGACAGTTATTCATTTAGATCCTTTTCAAATGTAGACTATAACCCTCGTTGGTTAATACAAGTTTATCACCGTATTTTGTAATGTTATAGTCACCTAATACTTTAGTAAGGAAAATAACTTCAGCCATGTCATTCATATTGATTGTTTCATCAAGCATGGTTTCTTTACCAAAGTCGGTTACGTTAAACCTTAATGGTCCTGCGTAGGTATTTTTTACAATTAAAGTTTCGCCTAACATATCTATTGATTCAGCATAGCTTTTTGTAAAAAAGTTTTTATAGTTTTCGTATTGCGTTTCATTAACAGCAATATCGTAACTTTCTTTATCAACTGGTATAGTTGCTAAATTATCTTCGTCTAAATCTTTACTTTTGAAGTTTTTATAATATCTAAACTTCATTTTTTCTAAATCAGATAGTTTACTTACACCGTCTGCAATTTCTATAATTTGCATTGGTATATCTTTGGTACGTTCTATTTCAACAAATACTTTATATGTACCATCACTTTGTTCGCCTGAAGTTACATCAGCATCTAAAACAAATGGATAACCTTTTTCAATAAAATTTTCTAAATCCTTAGCAGGCTCATTTCCATGTATACTAAATGCAAGTGTTACTATATCACTATCATTACCCATCTTAGATTTATAAGAATCAATCTCTATGATATTATCTACCATATGTGCTAGGTCGTTTTTTAATAATCCCATTATACTGTCTCTAAGTCTGCGCCTGCATCTGCTACGTCTGCTGTAGCTTCAGCACCAGTGTCAGCTGGTTGTGTTTCTGGAGTAATAGTTGATTCAGTGCCTGTATCAGTTTCGTAATCTGTCATTGCTTTATATCCACCGTATATGTCAGCAATAAGTTTTTTTGGCATCATTATTTCTACTACCCATATAGGTAAAGTATCTAATTTGCCTTTTTTAGTACCAGGACGAATATCATCTGGTTTCCGTATTTTACGTGGCTTAATTATTTTATCTTTTTTATAGGTTACTTTACAATCATAATCTAATAGTCTTTTTCCACCCATTGGATCAGGCATGTTATCATGTTCCCACATAAATGCACATGTTACCCAATGTCTAGAAATTTTTGGACCAAAGACTATTTCGCCGTCTTCCCAATTATCATACACATAAACGTCAAGGTCATCTAAGACTCTTTCAAAGTCTTTTAATACAGTAAATGCAACATCGCTGTCGTATATTTCTGATATATTTTTTACTACGTCGCTAATATCTTTCATGTTATAGGCACCTATCTTATATACTTATTTATCAGTTTAATGTATTAGTACTTAACCTTTGCGAGATCTAGCTAAATATTTTTGTAAGCAAAGTTAGGGCTTACTGAAGTCACATTAAAGGAGGACACTTCATGAGTGCAAAGCGAGCTCGCAAGAGCAAGAACTTTCACAATAATGTTGTTCAAATTAATAATTATCTTCCAGAAAAGCAGAAAACTGTTAAAATCGTGCCACGTAATAGGGCACAAGAATCTTATATGCTAACGCTAGCCAATCCAAAGAAAGACGTTGTCTTTGGCATAGGTCCTGCTGGCACAGGTAAGACTCTTATTGCGGTGCTAACAGCAATTAAGTTTTTTAAAGAAGGAATTGTAGACAAGATTATTGTAACAAGACCAGCTGTTTCAGTTGACGAAGACCTAGGTTTTTTGCCTGGGACACTAGAACAAAAAATGGCTCCCTGGACAAGACCAATATTTGATGTACTACGTGAATATTTCACGGCTAAAGAAATTGAAGGTATGATTGCAGAAGGTGTAATTGAAATAGCACCCCTTGCATACATGCGTGGTCGAACGTTTAAAAGAGCATATATCATTGCTGACGAGATGCAAAACTCAACAGCTAATCAAATGAAGATGCTACTAACACGTTTAGGGGAAGGTTCTAAGATGGCAGTAACAGGTGATCTAAATCAAGCGGATAGAATGAAAGATAACGGTTTAATAGACTTTATTAATCAACTTAGTCGTTTTGGTAACAGTACACACCTAGACTACATTACATTTAACCATCAAGATATCGAAAGGCATAACGCAGTGAGGGAGGTACTAGAAGTATACGGTGACGAATAAGTTATTTTAGCTCATTCATTATCGGAAATATTTTGCTAATTACTTTGGCACAAGCATGGGCAATTTCCATGTGTTCTTTTTGTGTGCCATTAGCGCCACGTAGCTCTATATAATGAACCCAGCTTCTTATGGAGCCGTTCATATAAAGTCGTGTTTTTGTACAACCTTCGGGTAGGACTACACGAGCTTGTTCTTTTGCGATACCATTTTCGATAGCCCATTCGTATGTTTCTTTTGCTTTGTCAATTACAGATTGTTGTTTTATTTTCCATTCGTAATGTAAATCACTTTCATCACTTATCTCGACACTATTTTGTCTGTTTTTAGTATCTTGTAAACGTGCTTCACGTGTTACAAATTGTTCACCCATTTCACTAGGCTCTGCATAACGCTGACTAAACTCCTGAAAAGCAAAACTACGATGACGTACAATTTGATGTGCAATATCTCTTGTAGTATCAATTTCTAAACATGCACTTACCATTTCTAACGGAGACCAATGCTGGTGTTTAATTAGGTACTTAATAAGTTTTTCACTTGTTTCTTTGTTAATTTGATTAGCAGGATTACTTACCCTGGCACAAAATGCTACAAGATCTTGTATATCCCTAATATGCTGAGATGTCATACTTTCATCTGGTTGTGAATAACTAACTAGTCTAACGTTCATTTAAAACTCCATATCTGCCGCAATAATAAAGCGGTCTTGTTGTGATTGCACTACCCCTGGACGATGCCATACTGCTCCAGGATATATCATCCAATGTCCTGTTTTCCAAGGTACAAAAAAGTTACCTTCACCTTCTGGACTAATAGGTGCTAATTCTGTTCCTGCTTTTTCTAAATCTTTTACATCATTAGGTAAGTGCATATAGTATACACCACTCACTGTTTTTGTTTCTGAATTGTGATTATGATGATGCCAAAGTTTATCTCTATCTTCAACATGTTTTAAACTTGTGCGAAAACTCCAGCTCTGCACATTTTTAATTTGGACTTCTCTTCCTAAGTATCTAAAGCAACTCCAAAGGAAACTCATTTTTAAATCTGTGAAGTCTTGGAACACATTCCAATCAGTTTGATACTTTGGACTGTTAGTCCAAAACTTGCCAGCGTCTATGCCAGTTGATACTTCACGACACATTGTTTGTCTGTCGTTTTCTGTAATTAAATTGTTCCAGTCATAAAACTCATACTCGATCATTAACCTGTCCTTAATACAATATGTACACCCCAAGGAGTAATTACTGGTGGTCCAATGTCGTCAATTTGAATTACTTTTACAGCATTGCTAAAATCTGGATGCATTTTTTCTTCAGGAAACCAACCAAGGTCTCCACCATGCCTAGGTCCACTTGCACATGAACTATTTTTTCCAGCCGCATCTGTAAAACTTATTGTGCCTGCTTTGATATCTTTAATTAATTGTTCAGCATCTTCTACAGCAACTCCTAGTGGTCTTTCGTGCGTACTGTTTTCAGCTTTGTCATAGCTTAGTAATATATGTTTACATTTTAACTTCATTTAATCTCCTGCTCCTGGCTTTTCAGAAAAGTGCTTCATCTTGTCTTGTACGTCTGCCCATTCTTCTGCATCAGCCGGCACTTCTGATTCATCCTTTGATGTAATATTAGGCCAAGTGTTTGACCATTTGTAGTTTAGATCATAAAAGAAATTATCCTTATCTTGATGATCTGTAATAATTGCATCTACTGGACATTCAGGTTCACATACTCCGCAGTCAATACATTCATCTGGATTAATTACAAGCATGTTTTCGCCTTCGTAAAAACAATCTACTGGGCAAACTTCGACGCAATCCATGTGTTTACATTTAATACAGTTGTCATTTACCAGGTATGTCATAGCTCTCCTTTATTACGCATTTCTGCACGGATATTTGTTGCACTAATACTATGTATCTCTTTTCCTAAGTCATGTTCTGTAAATGTGTAACCTACACCACGTCCATAACTAATATCTACAATATTAGGAACAACCATAATAATATATTCTTGGTTATATGTATAGCCTTCTTTTGCTAATTCTTTTTTAATATTTTCTTCAACATCTGTAACAATAAAAGGATTGTCATTTTGCGTCATTGTACGTCCGCCTGATGCATCTGTGTCTTGCGGAACAGTTCTAATTTGGATACATACTTGCCCAGTTTCAGCAAGAGCACGTTTGAATAATTCTGTATGTCCAGGATGCCAAGGTTGCCATCTGCCAAGCATTTGTGTTGTAGGTTTAAATCTATCAAACATTTTTCTTCTCCATGTAGTTCATAACTACTTCTGAAAGTTGTTGATGTGTATCAGTAAACCATTGCTTTACATGATAATCAAATTTTGTAGGCGCTTGAAACATTTTGTTAGTATCTTCAAAACGTCCTTCTTCAATAGTATCCATCCAAACTGTATAGTCTGGTGCAAACTCTGTACGTGCTTGTTCAGTGGGGCACACAAAGTCGGCAACTGCAATTTTGCCGGCCATGACTACTCCATCAGCTAAATGACGCATACGTTGAGCTTGTCTAATACGTCCTTCAGGAGTAAAGTCCCAATCGTCGTATTGTGTACGTATTGCATCTGCGTTGATGTGTACTGCACTGATTAAGTCTGCAAAGGGTTTTGCAAGTGTAGTCTTACCACTACCGGGTAGACCAAATATTAGAATCTTCATTTATAATCTCGCTAATCTAATTAAGGTTGCGGCCAAGTTAATCTCCGGATCGGAAACTAATGTATGATCAACAAGTCCTTGCTTAATAATTAGGATTGCACTCTCTTGCTTTTCTTCATCACCAAACAAATCAATATTGTCATACAACCATTTGTATATATCTTCAATCTCATCTGGCCTTGCTTGCGAACAGACTAGTTTACGTGCTTGACCAATCTTGCCTGCTTTGAACAATTCTACCATTTCGATCTTATAGTCAGCATCTCCTGTATCTGCTTTAGCCGGCGGCACTAGTTTGCCGTCAACACAATTCATTTGCACCATGTTAATACATTTACGCAAATCAGGATACGTTGCTTTTACATAAGTGTCTAAGATATCCAAGTCTGGAGTAACACCTTCTGTAAGAACAATTTCTGCAACTCTTGCAGTGAATTCTGTTTGATCAATACGTTCAATATGAAAGCCTTGACATCTTGAATGTAGTGCAGGAATAATTCTATTTGGATAGTTACAAGTAAGAATAAAACGTGCAGTAGTATGATACTCTTCCATAACACCACGCAATGCCGCTTGTGCGTTTGGACTCAAGTAATCAGCTTCATCTAATAAAACAACTTTAAATGCACCAAACGGAATCATCTGTACAAAGTTTACAATTTTATCACGTACATCTTCTACTGAATTTGTTCTACTAGCATTAATCTCTAGTACATCAAGATCGTTTATTTCTAACTGATTAAGAAGTATTTTTGCAAGTGTTGTTTTACCAATACCTGCATTACCACTAAACAATAAATGCGGAATAGTACCATCTGTGATCCATTGCTTTACTTGTTGTCTTTGTGCGTCATCTCTAAATACATATCCGTCAACTGTGTTAGGACGATATTTTTCTACCCATAATTCTTTCATTTAGTAACTCCAAAGTGTTTATATGTCTGTTGTAAGCATTTTGCTTGATAGTAACAGTCTGCTAGTGCATTGTGTAATTGCTCTTGTATTGCTTTACGTGGATCACTAGGCATCATTGCAAACGCAGTTCTACTATCTCTAATTTGCCAAAAGTTCCACGGACAAGGCTTGCCAACGTTTTTGTATAAGTTTTGTAATATTGCATAATCAAATAAAGGTCCTTGACACCATAAATAATCAACTCCAACACACCATTTGTTAAGTTGCTTTGTTAAGCTATCCATATTTACTCGCTCATGATCTCCAAAGGCTTCATCTTGGATTTCTTGCTTTTGTTTACTCCACCATGCTAATGTATTATCGTCTATACTACGACCATATTTTTCTGATTGTTCTTCTACGTCACAACGTAGATACAAACCGTGATTGGGTTCAGCATCACTGAACGGATCAAATTTTACTGCACCTAAAGTAATGATAACACTATCAGGTTCGACACCTAGTGTTTCTAAGTCAATCATACCATGTATTGCCATACTACATTACTTTCATTAAAATAACTACTTGAACTGCTAATACTACAATCGGCACAATAGTTCTTACAAGTTCCATTATGTGATTGTATTCATCTAGTTTTCTTTCAAGTTTATTTCTTTTTGCCATACTAACCTTTCCTATTTTCTTGGCCCATTGCACTCATAATAAGTAGAATATAAAGTATAGGCCATGCCCACCCTGTAATATATCCTGTAATATGCAGAGTCATCAATGCTACGCCTGTAAGACCAGTAGTACCGATTCCGCTAGTTTGTGGCTTTGGAAATTTCATATGCTACTCCTATAATTAATTTTATTACATTATAGCGTATTATGAATAGAATGTCAACCTGTTTTGGTAAGAATTATGTTAAAGATATCTTCCCATGTATCAGCTCTTTTAATGCCTTCATGTTCAAAATCTTTGTTATATGGGTGTGTAATTAGAATAGGTTTGTGGCCAGCTTCTAAGCCTGCAATAGCATTTTGTGGTTTATCTTCAATCCACCAATGCCCAGGAGCCCAATTTTTTAAATGCTCGTCTTTGTCACTGCCTGTAGCAATACAAGTACATTCAGTAATTACTTTACCAAATAGCATTTCTAAATTATATTTGCGTAGATATCCTGCATATATATCTTCGCTTTGGCTTGTTAAACATTCAAAAGTATAGCCTTCATCTTCAAAACGTTCTAACCATTTTACTGCACCTGGAATAGGTTTAAGATATCCCATCCAAGCACTTTCGTTAAATCTGTTTGTGAGAGAGTCTGATAGTGCTTGCTCTATTCCAAAGCGTGTGCTTTGTTTATAGACACCTTCTTTTTTTACTTCATAGCCTTTGGAATTCATCCATTTGGTAAACGCTGGCTCCCATTCTAATAGGACACCGTCTACGTCAGTCAATATTGGTAACAATTTAGAGATCGCCTTCTTTTCTATTCTCACTGTAATGAACATTAAACTCACCGCCCGGATAGCGTGACTTTAATTTGTTTACATTTTCTTCTACGACTTCATTAGGGTCCAACCCAAGTGCCCTACAAGAATTAACCCAATACCAAATAATATCGCCAAGTTCTCGTTTAATATGAAACTTAGTTTCATCATCCATAGGCTTACCTTGGAATACACATTTTTTAACAATTTCACTAAATTCGCCTCCTTCGCTTGCAATACCAGTTGCACCTGTCATTAGTAGTGCAATGTTAACTTCATCATTTAATTCATGTAAGCGTGCCTGTAAAAAACTCCAGTCGTTTGATTCTTCTGACGTCACACCTTCAACAAATTCCTTGTACTTATTTAAATCTACTTTATTCAATTTCTTCGTCTCTTTCTTTGAGTTCGTGTTTAATTTCATCTTCCGCTTGCATTATTTTATAACGCATTTGGACATCTTCTGTGATATGATAGACTGCGTCTAACTTTCTTAATTTTGCCTTCAGTCCATTAGTGGACAAAGTCTTCAGGTCGGGCTTTATCGGAGTGGAAGTCAATTTCTTCTCCAATTCGTAAATCATTATCAGGTGCTTGGTCATTCCAACCTAGAACACTTTCTGCTTCAACCATTCTAATTGTCATTGGTTCACCTGCTAATGTAATTTCTAGTCCACGAGTCCAACGACCATGTTCGACCAAAACCCAATCGCCTACGTCATATGGATCGTTGTTTTCTGGACCCTTTGAATGCACTTGACCCCAACGTGGGTAAATGCCTCTTGATTCACCATCATCACTTCGGATAATAATACCACCTTTAGTAGTCTGTTCGCCGAAGTGCATGTTGTGTACTAATACTCTATTTCTTATAGGGCGGATTGAATCAGCAGTAATTGTGCCTTGTACACCCTTCTTGCCTGCCGCCATTGCTTCATAATCCATAGCCATTATTATTCACCTCTTTTAGAAAAATTACCGTCTTCGTCTTCAACCCATTCATCAGCTTCTTCTTTCGCTTCAGCTTTTGTTTGACCTGCTTTTGCTTTAGTAGAACGTGCCTTAGGTTCTTCAACTTCTGTTGTTTCAACTGCTGGTTCTTCTACTGTGGGCTCTTTTTCAGATGCTTCAAACTCAGTCGGTTCAACATTATCTTCATAATAGTCACGTAATACTTCTTCACGCTTCTTGATAATCTTTCCACCTGGACCTAGTTCATCGCCTCTAGCATTTACACGAACGTTACCCACTGCTGGTGTAAGTTCATTTCTTTGTCTTAGCAAATCCATATCAATAGCTTTACCTTGCATTGTTCTGTATTGCTTACGACCTGTTTGCTTTACTGCCATTTTAGTCTCCTTGTTATATATGTACTTATCTCAGGAACTCATGCCAATCCAGCTCAAACTGGATTGAATTTATCTTGTGTACACCAATTAAGTATAGCACATAACTTGCTACACTGCTACCTCTACCTACACCCCATACTATATTATTCTTACGCATAAAGTCTACTAGATATATCATATAACGTAGCAAGTCTAACATACCACGTTTCTTAAATTCTTCAAGTTCTTCGAATGCTCTTCTGTATTCTTTACCTTGTGCATGATAACCGTCTGTAATTAATTTACCTAACACATTATGTTCAACATTTAATGTTTTAAATTCTTCTGGCATAAACCATTCACTTTGACATACTCCATCAAAAGTCTTTTCATCTACGTCTAATGGAATATATTTTTGTAGTTTATCGAATCCCTGTTCTTCCATAGCATTATTAAACTTATCTATGTCATCACTAGAATCACAGAGAACTACATGACACTTGTCAATATTACCACTGTAGATCATATCGACCAGGTCACGATTCGAAAATCTGGGTATTCCTAGGCTATCTGTTTTCATAAGCATACTTGTATTTTAACTGATATTAATCAGTTTGTCAAGATCTAAATCACTATCTTTGCGATTTTTTTCCTGATCTAGTTTTTCTTTTGCTTCTTTTATTAGAGCTTCTTGCTTGTAATACTCAATAAATGTGCTTATTTGGTCTTTTACTTGGGGATTATTTGATTGAAAATACTTTTTTGTAAGTTCAGCAACTTTATCATAAATTTCGGCAACAGTCATTCCAGAAGTATCTTCTTGAAACGGATGAAGCATTTTACTGATAAATTCCTAAATATTCTGCCCAAACAGTAGCACCACTATCGTAACTAATGAATTCAAAAACATAATACTTTGTTGCTTCACCAACGCCCGGAGCGCCAATTACTGCTGTGGTATCTCCTGTAGGCCAGTCTGAATGTCTCTTGAAAGTTCCGCCACCTGCATTACTTGCAAAGGTAACTGTTCTATTTACAGAACTACCTGCGGCTTGATCACTTTTGATATGTAGTCTTACTTTACCAGCTTTTGCTGTGTCACTTGACCAATTAGCAAATGTTAATGTAATATCTGCACCAAGATTAAACTCTTGAATTGCGCCATTGTCGAGGTTTACGTTTTGGCTTGTGTTAATAGTAGAGCTAGTTATATAAGCAGTTTCCGTAATATTTTTTGTATTAGCATTTACAATAGTAGTCCCTAAAAAGTTGTTACTACCATCATTTGGAGGGGTCCCAGGGTCGTATGTTACCCCTTGTGCTGTTGTTCCTTGTAGTGCTGTTATTTCTGCTTTCGCCGCTACAAAGTTGTCGCCTATTATTGTAAAGTTATCTCTAAAACCTTGTGAATCATTATCTTGTCCTGCTATTGGGTAGTTTTTGTTTACCCCTGTATCGTTAATATTACTTGCCATAGTTTATCCTCTCGTTGCTATTATTTATCAGCATTATACGTTGAATTGGTAATTTGCGAACGGAATATATTGTTCGTTACTATTACCGTCTGTACTATCAATATTGTATCTTTCTATTTCAATATCTAGTTGTTGAAAGTTAAAGTTACTATTATTAATATTTAGAATTATACTATCAGCTTCTCCTGGTTTACAATAACATAGCGGAATAGCTAATTTGAATCCTAGTTCTGCTTGCCCTACTGTTTGTGCAGTACGCATCCATAGTGGATAAAACTCTCTAAGATTTTTACCAACTGCTCTAATTCTATCTCTCATATTAGTTATGTTACTAATATACTTTCTTTGGTCTTTACTATCACTTATTTTAATTGCATCGCTGTCTATTTTGATAGTATTAGTAATAGGACGCAATCTAATAGGATCTGAACTAATACTGCTATCAATACTTTGACTGCTGATAATAGTACCATCTTGAAGTTCTACTGTAATACTGCCACCCGGGTTAAAAGATACAGGTCCAAGTCTTGTAAAGATTGCTAAAGATCCAGAAGAAGCTGGACTATTTCCTCCGCCGCCTCTTAATCCTAGTTCAAAAAATCCTTGCCCTGTTCCAACACCAGTATTGTCATCTGTAATTGAATACTGTACTTGATCTGTTGTAATTTTATTTTGTGTTGAAATAAGAAAGTTAGTGTTAGTT